GTATTATGACGGCCCGAGAGACGAGGTAAGCGAGATTATCCTAAGGGGATGGAAAAGAGAGAAAGTTGCTAATAAAAGGGTGGACTATTACATACCTAGGTTTACTGGAAAGGCGCTCTTAAATACAATGGGTTCCCGAGTCAACGAAGGCCCGAGAAATAAAGGTCAGCAATCCCAAAGAAACTGGATGATCTTCTATGCAGGCCGTTCACGCCCCCAGGGCCTAATGCGCGGCGATTTTATGTCCGATAATGAGCACGGAATTTTTCATTATGTCTTGGGGAGTGATAAGGGTATTGTTAAGACAATCAAATTAGACAGGACGAGTGCGACTGGCTTGAAAGAGCTACGCTTTGAACAAGAAGGCTATGATGGGCTCATGCAACTCCGAGAAGTATATAATGTTACAGTAGAGGCGTTTCTGTTGCCAAACACCTTTCCGGGTACGTATATGTACGTTGACCCGCGCGGATTTGCGCCAAGCACCACGGGCTATCACTACAATCAAAATAAAAAGAAAATGCCCCTTGACCAATACGAACTAAGCAGGTATGGTATAGGGGGATACTATATGATTATTAGAACCACGAACACGATTGCAGAAGGTGTACGCTCAAGTCAAATTATTGCGCACTGGGTTGCCGAGGTGGACAAAACCTCTAAGTCAAACGATGGCAATAACGCTTCTGTTGATTCAAACCCTGATGTATCGACTGTGAAAAAGTGCGCATCAAAAAGAACAGAATATCAAGCTTCTACAAGCGACAACAAGGATCCAGTACCCGAAGACGACGTGGGTTACCAGGAGAACGAGGAACTCGGTGAGAGTACACCCGCCGGAGACCCTCAGGACAGCACCCCCCAATAAGGAATTAAATTAAATGTCTATATTTTACAAAAAAGGGAACAACGAGAGCACGAAAGCGCTCTATCAAAAATCACTCATATACCGAAGTGATATTCTGGATCCGGAATACGAGAATTTAAAGGATTTTCAATTAGCAGAAAAATACTTGTATGGTCGCGTAAGTTATGGTTATGTGCCGATTGAATTGGACCTGCCGTCGACCTCCATGGGCTCCCTTGATCAGACCAACAAGTTGGGGACCGGCTTCCAGGCAGTGGGGTTTGTTGCTTATGCTTTCCGAGAACTCTCGCAACAATTTAAAAAGAAAGCCATGTCCGGACAAATCAAAACTACCGACCCATTTTTGTCTGTGCTAGAAGTACAAAAGGCATACGAAAGCCCTAGAACACTGTATAGAAACTTTTCAGCAGAAAACAAGCAGTCAATAGAGAAGACCTTCTCTGATAGGAATTTAAGATTTAAAGATTTTGATGGATTCATGCTTCATCTAATGGGGGTCTTAAAAGCATCTACGAGGCAAATACCTTTTACCTATCCGGGGTTTATAAAGAGTCGCTATTGTCCGATGACGGCGACCGGCCTCGTAATTGAAGTTTCCACAGAGTCAGCCGCAAACGACGAAATGAAGATTAAGAACTTTAAAGAAAGCAAAAACTGGCAGTTCTATCTGAATGCTTGTCGTTCTTACGGGTTCTCCGTAGATTCAAACAATCCCTGGAGACTTGTGGCCGATATTGGCACCCCCGAGATGATCCAGTATGCACAGACTGCCCCGAATTCAAATTACCGCAGCACTTCTGCAGTTTTGGCTAGTGCTTATACCCCCGCCCACATTACGTACTACGAAAATTTTAAAGCAATACTCCTAGAGTTATATGATCGCGTTAAGACAGATTATATACATGCTGAGCTTTGTAGCGACGGTTCGCTTAGAAGCAATGTCGTACGACCAAAGCAATACAGCTTGAATCAGTTCAATGTGCTTTATACAGAAAGATTTTGTCTTGAAAGTTACATGAGAATACGACTGATGGAAGAGAGGGACGCTCCGCTGACAGAAAATGAAAAACAACACCTCGTTAGAGATTCGTTGAAGCTCGCGACCCTAAAAGGCCACGCAGATGCGATCGGCCTGTTTGAATCCATCATTGGAAAAACATATGATTACAGTGGTTCCTTGACAGATCTTCTTTACCGTGATAAGATAAGTAAAGAAGAGGCGGAAAATGTACTTTCAAACACTTGATGATAAAACAGAGTGTGTTGGTGTCTATAAAGATGGAGAACTCCACTTTGAGCATATGCCGGCAGATCTACTCAGAACTTGGAAGTACACTGGCTCGGTAAGAGATCCCAATGTACAATACGCATGGCTTTATTCTGGTGGGTCGTCCCTCAAGGAAGCAGCGCCCTCGGATTTACTTGAAGAGTACGAGGCAACTGTGCGTAAAATGAACGCTTTTTATAAATCTTTTACAATAGCAAAGATTGACTTCAATGACCACTGTATCTTCGATCTCATTCCCAAGGACGCCCTGCTACAGTTCTGCGAGATAAAGAATAAGATAACCCAGCATGTGTTTGAAAACACCACAAAACCAAATAACTACGATTTCCTGTGCGAGGCTTCGAAACTTATCCACGACATCAGATATCGACCACTAAACATTGATGCCTCAGACTGCAAGAGCATGTTCACTGCCACTAACTCCAGGCTCGGCATCAAGAAGATTATCTCAGGAGCCAACTACATTGATTACAACCTCTTTGGCACCATTACGGGCCGTTTAACAACCTCTCCCGGGTCTTTCCCCGTCTTAACGATGAAAAAGGATTTTAGAAAGGTTGTAAAGCCTAAAAACGATTGGTTTATTTCATTGGACTATAACGGAGCGGAGGTAAGGACGGTGCTGTCTCTTCTCGGCGAACCGCAACCGCAGGAAGACATTCACCAATGGAACATTGAAAACGTGTTTAACAAATCAAATGACATACGCAATCCTACGCGCGAGGAAGCAAAGACTTTGTTTTTTGGGTGGTTGTACAATCCTGATTCTACGATTATCAAGAGCGATCTATATGATCGCAATTTGATCCTTGACAAGCACTACAAAGATGGCTATATTAAGACCATCTTCGGAAGGCGCATTAAAGTGGAACAAAGAAAAGCATTCAATTACCTTATCCAAAGCACAACTTCGGATCTGGTTATCGACCGGGCAATTGAGATCAACAAAATGCTAGAAAACACGAAAAGTCACATTTCACATATTGTACACGATGAACTGGTAATTGACTTGGCTAATGAGGACCGCCCTCTTTTGCCGGCAATTAAAGAAGTCTTTTCAAATAACAAATTGGACTCATTCATGGTCAATCTTAAGGCCGGCCAAAACTATTTTGATTTGGGAGACCTAAACCTATGATTTCTGTGATCGGAATTGGCAATGCTGCGTCTGCAATCGCAAGTAAGTTTGCAGATCTGCCGCAATACGAGGTATATACCATGAACAGCAAGGTCGAGAAGAACTCAAAGACGCAGTTTAAGTTAAATACGTACGATACCCCTGAAGAGTACGAAAAGAACGCCCCCCGAGTTAAAAAGTTTTTAAAGAATCTAAAAGACCACGTGCAGGTTTTTGTAGTGGGCTCCTCACTGAGTTCAATTTATACACTTGGGGTATTAGAGCAGATCAGAGAGAAACAACTGGATGTTTTCTATATCAAGCCGGATATCGAACTGCTCACAGGCGTACCAAGATTAGTGGAGAACACGACTTTCGGAGTGCTACAGGAATATGCACGATCAGGCCTTTTTAAAAACCTAACTATTTTTTCCAACGAGAATATTGAGAGAGTCCACAGCGAGATCAATCTAAAAGAGTACTACAGCATTCTTAATGAGACCGTCTATTCTTGTGTGCATTACTTAAATTATTTTGCACATACCGAGCCGCACATTGGAAATGTGTCAAAGCCAAGCAATATCAACAAGATAAGAGCAGTGTCCCTTTTGGACATGAAAAGACTTGAAGAAAAGTGGCTATTTGACCTTGACACCGAGCGCGAATTATGTTATTATATGTGTATAAACGAAAAGCGGTTGGAGAGTGAGACAGGGTTGCATAAGCGTTTGGTAGACATCCTAAAAACAAAACCCAGGAATGCCTATCGTAAAATTTCTTACGCGATTTACGAAACAAATTTACCAGATTTTGGGTTCTGCGTTGCCCACACTAACGCAATACAACAACAAAAAACTCTTGACAAGTTCGATCAAGAGTAATACATTAGATGCTGAGGAAAGCTCAGTATACTTTAACAAAACAACAAGGAGAAAAAGTAATGTCTATTAATATGGAACTAATGAGAAAGAAGTTGGCTTCACTACGCGGTGAAGGTGGCGATAACAGGGACTCAGTCTGGTTTAAGCCCGACGAAGGTGACCAAGATATTCGGATTGTACCGACATCAGATGGTGATCCCCTAAAGGAGATGTATTTCCACTACAATGTTGGAGAACATCGGGGCGGTATTCTTTGCCCTAAGCGTAACTACGGAGAGTCATGCCCAATTTGTGAATTTGCCTCCTCTGTATGGCGAGAAGGTGTGGACAACAACGATGAAGAGAGCAAGAAGCTCGCTAAGTCTCTGTTCGTACGTGCTCGTTACTTCTCACCAGTGGTCCTCCGCGGCCGAGAAGAAGAAGGAATCAAGGTGTATGGATATGGAAAGAAGGCATATGAACTTCTTCTTGGTTACATTCTTGATCCAGAATACGGTGATGTCACGGATGCCAACGAAGGCACGGATATCACACTAACATATACCAAGCCCACCACCCCGGGCGCATATCCTCAAACTAATATGAAGATGAGGCGTAATACTTCCCCTCTTCTGGCAGATACAGAAGCGATCCCTGCCCTCCTCGATCGCATGCCAGATTTTGCTTCTCTCTTTGAGCGTCACACCTCAGAGCAGATTGATAGTATTCTTGATGAGCAATTGTGCGGCAATAAGTCCGCAGAAGCCCGCTCTAGTGAGACTACTTCGTATAACAAGCCAACGAGTGATGTAGATAAAGCCTTTAACGAACTGATGAACGGAAAGTGAACCATATAGTTTGAGAAACACCGCTGGCAGAGCGGGTGCCGCAAATACTCTGCCCTATTTTTTAACATAAAGGAGAAAATAATGTTAGAATCACTAAAGTCCCTATGGGCCAAATGGAAGGTCCAAGTAAGTGTGGCCGGAGGCGTCCTTCTGGTCGCAACAGCATACGGGACATGTTCGGTTGATCCGGGAGCGGTGTCGACAAACACCAACACTGAAACAACTGAAACAACCGCTAGTGAGACTGTAGAAGTCTCTGCCACAACGAGTGGCACAACAACTGGTACGGATGGTGGAACAACCACCGAAACTACCACTGATGGTGGAACAACTGACACCACCACAACTACAACAGAGTAGTAAAAACAGCCGCTGGCAGACCGGTTAAAAGTCTGCCGCTATTTTAATGAGGAGGCAAAATGGGTGCGACAGCGCTATCACAAAGAGACAATTGGCAAATGGGGGCACGCATCGTAGGAGATGCGGGGGAAGAAGACTTTGCAACCCTAATCGCGACTGCATTGCCATCGTATTATACGGTTATTCACAAGCCGCCCAAGCTGCAAGTATACAGTGAAGGCCGCGGCATCGTACTTGATACGCTTATTATCAACACCCTCACAGAGGGGCGCCTGTATGTGGAAAAAAAGACAGGTAATAACGGGGGCAATGCGCACGAACGCGCTTATAAGTTTCTTTCCCCTGCGTTGAAGCGGACAGTCCGTGAGAAGTACAATACCGTGGAAGAGCCTTTCTTTATGGTCTTTTCGGGAAAAACCTTTCAAGGTCAAAAATACAAAGATGAACTTTCCTTGTTGCTTGAGGGAGAAAACCATGCTATAATGGATCCCGGCTTCCGTAATATTGGAGCCGTCGCTAAACAAATTATGGAGATTGTATGAAGCCGTTATTTATGTGGGCTGGAGGAAAGACTCGCCTTCTGAAAAAGTATAAAGAAAAAGAGGTCCTCCCAGGTTCATTCGATCATTACATGGAGCCATTCTTGGGGGCCGGCGCAATGTTTATATGGGCCTATGCTCAAAACCCCAGCGCCACGTTTGTTTTGAACGATTCCAATGAATCTATCATGGCTATTTATGCTGCCGTTAAAGATGACTGCAGCGCTTTCATGACACGGATGGATGATCTCTCAACACAGTACTTGCCTTTGGACAAAGAAGCACGCAAGGTCTTTTACTACGACTTAAGACGCGAGCATGCATTTGATTATAAAAAGTGGTCAAGGACCGAAGAAGCTGCCACCCTATATTTTCTCATGAAGACAGGGTTTAATGGAATCTGGCAGATTAACAAAAACACTGACGGTCGCTTTGGCACGCCGTCTGGTCTGCTAAATCAGAAAGACAAGGTATACGATAAAGACAATGTTTTAGAGTGGAAGAAGGCCCTTCAGCGCTGCACCCTCATGACTGGAGATTTTCGCGAGACCTTAAGCGCCGCCACACCTAACTCATATGTGTTTCTGGATCCTCCATATCGAGGATCGTTCACACAGTATGGTGTTGATTTTGATGATGATTTACAGGAGTCAGTAATTAAGTTCCTAAATGACTTGACAGTCAAGGGTGCATACGTTATGATGTCTAATAGAGACATTGGTGACGGCTTTTTTGAGGCGCGCCAAGGCAGAAATGACATCACATATTTCGATGTCACATATACGGCAGGAAGAAGAAAAAAGAACGAAGACGGCACACATAGTGCCAAGAAGGCGAGAGAAATATTGATGATAGGCAAAAAGTAATTTTGTAGTGCCTAGTATAAGTCCCAAACCCGGGCTTCAAAACTACAATAACATGATCAAAACAAAGGAGTAATATCATGTCAATCAAAGTACAGGGAAAGCATTCCCTAAAAGCAGGACAAATTAAGGTCCTCAACGTCCAGCCTACGTATGGCTTAGTGTCCGTGGATATTCACGGTCATGTAAATCGAGATACTAACGGAAAGCTGATTTCCAAATATCTCAAAAATGGGTGGAACTGGAATCTGTTCGGACCAATCGCAGTCGCGATGTTTCCAATTGATTCTGGAATCGAGCCTAAACTACTTGATGGGGACCATCGCCGTCATATGTTTATATTGACATTTCCCGACGCAGAGGAAATCCCCGCGATGATTTATCAAGTAAAAGATATGGAGGAGTACCATGAGCTTTTCACGGACATAAATCTCTACCATCGTAAGAATGCCTCCCCAGAAGAGGTCTATGTTCACGATGTGAAGAGCTTCCGAAAAGATGCTCTTGCCATAAGTCAAGAGCTTATTAGGTGCGGCTTGTGTGTACACGGCTCATCAGACACGGGGGGTATTGTGGGGCTTGTTCCCGGCAAAAAAACCCACAGCCCGCGCGTAAAAATTGGTGGATTTCGGCGCGCCCTTAAGCAGGGTAGCCAAAGCACCAAGTTGGCAGCTAGTCTAGTCAAGGCAACGTGGCCAAAAGCCGAAGAGGTAAAAGTTGAACTTCTAGAAGGTTTGGCAGTCCTTTTTAAACTTTACCCTGCTTTAAGCAGTAGTCGGTCCAAGATTAACTCCGACTTTGAGCAGTGGTTCACCACTCGCCAAGCGTTGTATGAACAGCGTGTTGTGGCCACAGATTACAAGGCTGCCGGCGGGTCCGTTGTGAATAAGGCTGCAGCATGTGTCGCCCGAGGAATCATTAACGATTTCCGAAAGGTCAACTCACCCAATGCTTCCCGAGCAAGTAAAAATAAAAGCTTGCCTTTGGCAAGGATTAATGATATCATCGAAGGGTGAATCAAAGCCGATGGCAGACCGGTGCAAAGTCTGCCGCCTTTATTTAACCCAAGGAAACCATAATGGCTAGAAAAACAAAAGAAGCGAAAGCAGGAAGAGTATCGTTGCAAGACTTAATGGGTCTTGTTAACAAAAAGGCCGGCAGAAATGTCGCCCATGATCTTACGGGTGAAAACCCAACCGAAGTGAAAGAGTGGATTTCCACAGGATCCCGATGGCTTGATTCCATTATCTGCAAGGGGCAGGTCGCCGGCATTCCAGTTGGCAAGATAACAGAACTTGCCGGCCTTGAAAGTACAGGTAAGTCTTATATGGCAGCACAAGTAGCTGCAAACGCCCAGAAGACAGGCAAGATGGTCGTTTACTTCGATTCGGAGTCTGCCATCGATCCAAGCTTTTTGGAGCGCGCAGGATGCGATCTAGAGCGATTAATGTATGTTCAAGCGTCCTCTGTGGAGTTTGTACTGGAGACGGTGGAAGAACTGCTGGGGGCAACCGATGAACAAATATTGTTTATCTGGGACTCACTGGCACTGACGCCATCTATCTCTGATGTTGAGGGAGACTTTAATCCCCAATCATCGATGGCTGTAAAGGCTCGCATCTTAGCTAAGGGAATGTCCAAGCTGATTATTCCTATTGCAGATAAGCAGGCTACGTTCTTGGTCCTCAATCAGTTAAAGACAAATATTCCAAGTGGACCCAACGCGCGCATCATTGCGATGACCACGCCTTATATGACGCCCGGCGGCAAGGCGATGCATTATTCTTATTCGCTTCGTATCTGGCTCACTGGACGTAAAGCAAAGTCTGCGTTTGTTGAAGACGAAAAGGGTTTCCGTATCGGTTCGGAGGTCAAGGTAAAACTTGAGAAGTCTCGTTTTGGAACACAAGGCAGAAACTGTGCATTCCGCATCCTGTGGGGTACAGAAGACATTGGCATCCGCGACGAAGAAAGCTGGTTTGACGCAGTTAAAAGTTCTGAACACCTCACAAGTGCCGGCGCCTGGTATACCTTGAAGATGCCTGATGGATATGAGAAGAAATTTCAACCGTCCAAGTGGACCGATATCATTAAGGCTGACGAAGAGTTTAAAAACAACATCATCAAGTTGATGGACGAAGAAGTTGTCCAGAAGTTTGATCGCCGAGAAGGTTCGGCAGAACAATTTTACGCAGATCCTAAATAAGAGAGTAAGTTATGTCTGACAAGAAACGAGTATTAATTATAGATTCCCTAAATCTTTATTTGCGTGCGTATATTATGGACCCAAGCCTTACGATGGGCGGAGCGCCCTGCGGTGGCATTAAAGGTTCCCTAAAGATCCTCCAGAAGCTGGTGCGAGATTCCAAGCCCAACGAGATCATCTTCGTGTGGGATGGCCCCAACGGTTCACAAAAGCGCAAGGCACTCAATAAGAATTATAAAGAGGGCCGCAAGCCTATCCGACTAAATCGAAGTGTAATGAACCTAACAGACGAAGAGGAAATGCACAATAAGGTTTGGCAGCAAATGCGCCTGATGGAGTATTTCAATGAGATGCCCATAATTCAAATTATGATACCAGAAGTGGAGGCAGACGACGTGATTTCACATATCACGCACCTGTCTTATTACAAGGGCTGGCAGAAGGTCATTGTCTCAAACGACAAGGATTTCTATCAGCTATGTGATGACGAGACTGTCGTTTTTAGACCGGTCAGCAAGACCGTCTATAACAAGGCCCGGATTATAGAAGAACTCGGAGTACATCCACGCAATATGGCGCTCGCCCGGGCCCTTATTGGCGATGCCTCTGACAACTTGCCCGGGATCCCTTCGGTTGGGTTTAAAACTGTGGCAAATCGCCTAGGCTTTCTTGCTGCGGATAAGGATTACACCATCGATGATATATTGGCGTTTTGTGAAAAGACCGAGAAGAAACTAAAATTTCATAACAATATTATGGAAGGCAAAAATATAATTGAGCACAATTATAAAATGATGCAGCTTTATTCTCCCATGCTTTCTCCCCAGTCGAAAGACTTTGTCAGGAATGCTATTGAGAACTTTGAGTGCAATTTCAATAAGATACAAATTATAAAGAAAATGCGAGACGATGGCTTCGGAGAATTAAACTGGAAAGATTTGGAACTGCACTTGAATAAGATCAATTCAGAATGTTAAATAACTTGACTTCTACAGCAGAAGTGTTATAATTATGAACACGGAAGGAGGTGTTATTTGTCGGCAGTAACCGCGACTAATTTTGGAAAGTATGGTAAGACATTCCAAGAAGGATTAGTGCAATTAATATACCAAGATAGGCCATTTGCAGATCAGATAACGGAAGTGCTAGACTTAAACTTTCTTGAGTTAGAATACTTGCGCGTCTTCACAGACAAGATTACATCTTACAGGGATAAGTATGCGAAACACCCCTCAGCGGACGCAATAGCAACCATACTTAGAACAGAACTAGACGGCGAAGAGCAAGTAACCCAACAACAAGTAAAAGAGTACTTCACTAAAATCTCTACGACTGAACTTGACGAAGTCGAGTATATAAAAGAACAATCCCTTGATTTTTGTCGCAAACAGAACCTCAAGGAAGCAATGTTGCAGTCGGTTGATCTGCTGCAGTCATGTTCCTTTGATGAAATTTCTAAGATAATTAATGATTCGCTAAAACTTGGATCTGAAACCAATTTTGGTCATGACTATCTTGCTGACTTTGAAGCGCGCTACCAGCCCAGACACAGACAGCCCGTTACGACCGGCTGGAAGGACATTGATGCCATTGTAGGTGGCGGCCTAGGTAAGAGTGAACTCGGTGTAGTTATCGCCCCTACGGGCGCCGGAAAGTCAATGGTGCTTGTTCACCTCGGCTCCCAGGCCATCCTTGAGGGTAAGACGGTTGTGCACTATACCCTGGAGCTTCAGGACACCGTCATTGCAAATCGTTACGATAGTTGTATCACGGGATATCCTTTGAGCGATCTGATGAGCTTCAAAAGCGAGATTTATGACGACATTAAGGATCTGGAAGGCTCTCTCATCGTCAAGGAATACCCCACTAAGTCTGCGTCAGTAGCCACTATCAAGGCTCACTTGAACAAGTTAAAGAAGCGCGGAATTGATCCCGGATTAATCATCGTTGATTACGCTGATCTGCTTAAGCCAATTGTTGTCCGAAAAGAGAAACGCGCCGAACTAGAATCTATTTATGAAGACTTGCGCGGTATGTCCACAGAATTTTCGTGCCCAATCTGGACAGCATCGCAAACAAACCGGTCAGGTCTAAACGCAGAGGTAATTACGATGGAACAGATATCAGAGGCCTTCAATAAGTGCTTCGTGGCCGACTTTATTATGTCCGTCTCCAGAACGATTGAAGACAAACAAAATAATACGGGCAAAATATTTATTGCAAAAAATAGAAACGGACCCGATGGGATCATATATGATATATTTATGGACACCTCTTGTGTTAAGATAAAAACAATGCCAAAAGCAAATACCATAAATCCATCAGGCGCACAGAGTATGATTCCGGTCAACCCCCTCCCTCTGGGCACTAGAGAGCAAAAGGAATTGCTACAAAACAAATACGACAAGTTCAGAAAACATAACAAAAAAAGGAAATAATAATGAGAAGAACAGTAGAAAATATTCGCAGATTTAGATTATCAGATTCATTCATCGAACCATATGTTAATGCCGAGGTGCCTTGGGGTCCCTTGGGTTACATCACTTTCAAAAGAACATATGCACGTCGACTAAGTGAAACAGAACCCGGCGCAACAGGTACAGAGGAGTGGTTTCAAACATGTCGCCGCGTAATCGAAGGTATGTTTGATATTCAGAAAGAGCACGTTGTAAGACTGGGTCTAGAGTGGAACGATAATAAGGCTCAAAAGACTGCAAAAGACGCGTATGATCGCCTGTTCAACTTAAAGTGGACCCCACCTGGCCGCGGCCTTTGGATGATGGGCACTAAGTTTGTCGAGGAGAGAACTGGAGCCGCCCTGTTTAACTGTGCTTTCCGCTCTACCAAGGATATAGACAAGAAGGGTGGCTACATTTTCGCCTGGATCATGGATGCTCTTATGGTAGGTGTCGGCGTGGGCTTTGACACTAAGGGCGCCGGCACACTAACAATTAAAGAACCTCAGTTCACCAATGATACGCTTGTTATTGATGACTCGCGCGAGGGATGGGTCAACTCCGTTCACATTCTTTTAGATGGTTTTTTATTCGGAAGCAACATTCCAAAGTTTGACTATAGCGCACTGCGCCCAGAGGGCGCCATCATCCATGGTTTTGGTGGTACATCGTCAGGCGCCGGCCCACTCATAGAGTTGCATGACAACCTAAAAGAGTTGTTTTCCTCTAAGGTGGGGGAACTAATCACATCGGTTGACATTGTGGACATAGAAAATCTAATTGGTCGCTGTGTCGTATCTGGCAATGTTCGCCGATCGGCGGCCCTTGCGCTTGGTGAGCACGATGACTTCCGCTACCTGGAGATGAAGAATGATCAGGAGAAACTGTATCATCACCGATGGGGCTCCAACAACTCGTACGCTGCGCATGTAGGTATGGAGTATGGGTGGCATGCAAATCAAACCCAAGAGAATGGAGAGCCAGGAACTATTTGGCTGGAGAATGCCCGCGCATACGGTAGGTTCAAAGATGGCGTTAACTATGACGATGCAGAGGTCGTGGGATTCAATCCTTGCGTCGAACAAAGTCTCCATAATGCTGAAATGTGCTGCTTGGTGGAAACTTTCCCGGCGAAGCATGATGACTACGAAGACTATGTAAAGACGCTCAAGTGTGCTTATTTATATGGCAAGACGGTTACCCTTGTCAACACACACTGGCCAGAAACAAATGCAAAAATGCTTAAGAACCGCCGAATCGGACTTTCCCAGTCAGGAATCATCCAGGCGTTTAAGAAGCACGGCCGCAGAAACCTATTAGAGTGGAGCGACCAAGCCTATGATCATGTTAGGAAACTGGATACCGAGTATTCTAATTGGTTATGTGTTCCCCGATCTATCAAAGTGACGTCCATCAAGCCCTCGGGCACTGTGTCGTTGTTAAATGGCTCAACCCCTGGGATTCATTTCCCTGAGGACGAATATTACATTAGACGCATAAGATTTTCAAAGACATCCTCCATGCTGACAGATCTAGAGAAGGCAGGCTATCATATTGAAGACGATGCATACTCGCCCAACACTTCAGTTGTTGAGTTCCCGGTCAAAGAGGAACACTTCACTAAGGGTAAGAAAGATGTTAGCATGTGGGAGCAGCTTGAGATTGCAGCACAATATCAACACTATTGGGCAGACAACGCGGTCTCTGTTACGATTACGTTTAATGAAAGCGAGTCACAGCACATCCAAAGCGCGCTAGAGATGTATGAGACAAGGCTCAAGGCAGTCTCTTTCTTAAAACTCAGTGAAACTGGTTATAAACAGGCGCCCTACGAACCAATTACCAAAGAACAATATGAAGAAATGTCCAACAAAGTGACACCCATCCATAGAATCAAAACAGAAACTGCAGGATCCGGTACAAAATATTGTGATGGAGACCAGTGCGAAATTTAAACGAAGGAGAAGTAAATGTTTAAGCCAGTAAACCGGTACATCTTGATTGAAGTACCCCCGGAAAGAGAGGTCGATACTCAATCGCTAATTGTATTGCCCGAGGACTATGAGCCAGAAAAGGAAAACTTTGCTGTTGCTAGCGTTCTTGATTCTGCTGATGATGTGAGATTTAATCTATGTGAAGAATCTAAAATTATAGTTGATCGCTCTATGATCGAGCAAATTAAGATTGATCAAACTAATTACAACATTATTCTGGACAATTACGTAGTTGGGATAGTCGATTAAACACGACCCAGGGGGGGGTCAGCAGTATATGGACAAGAATTTCTACAACGAAGCTTCGTCAAAAAAGCTTGGTTGGGAGCCTTCATGGTTCGGAGAAAAGTATTTCGATGACAAGCTTGTCCGAGCTATTAAAAAATGGCAAAAGGCACAGTTAATAGCAGCCGATGGGCTGTGCGGTCCAAGTACTTTCCGAAGATTGTGGACGACAAGACAGGCCGCCATTGATGAATACAAACCTCGGGACTGTCATTACTCTAACTACATTATATACAATAGTGAGTTTTTTCCTATTGAGTGGGACAAGTTTGTTCTTTGGTCCGAGAAAGGCGGCTTGGCCACCAAACCTGGTCATTACTATGATTACTCTGGTCGCCCCAAACGAAGTGTAAGATACTTTGTGAATCACTGGGATGTTTGCCTCAACGCTACTTCTTGCCAGCGTGTCCTTGACAGGCGCGGCATTTCAGTACACTTCCTTATTGATAACGACGGAACAATTTACCAAACTCTAGACATGCAACATGCAGCATGGCACGCAGGTTCATCACGAACAAATCGGCCGTCCATTGGGGTAGAAATCAGCAATGCTTATTATCCCAAGTATCAAGATTGGTATAAAAAGAATGGCTTCGGTGAAAGGCCTATACTTGAAGACGTGTGGGTTCATGGGAGCAATCTAGCGCCTTTCATGGGATTCTATCCCGCACAAATAGATGCGCTTAAGGCTCTCTGGCGCGCCATCAACGGGGCAACTGGGATTCCTTTTGAGACACCCCTAAATCAGTTTGGAAAAACCTCAAGCAAATATGTTCAAGAGGTAGCATACGGAAACTTTAAAGGTTTCGTTAGTCACTACCACATAAACAAGGGAAAGATCGACTGCGCTGGCTTGGATATCAAGGCCCTTCTTGAAGAAACTAAACATGATATTGACATTATAGACTGGCCAAAAAAACAGAAAGAATAGTATTTTAGCATACGCCTATTTACCGTATGGGATTTATAGTATCAATCTTGATATATTGCAATATGATCATCGAGCCAGTCTACGAGCCGCCTCCACCACTTAAGATAAATTCCCCCCACGTTGTAGAGATGTTTGCGATTGGGACACCACAGCAAAAAGCGGAATGGATTATAAAGCCGACAATAAGGGTCTGCGCTTCCGCCGAGGTTCCATTTTTTAGAGTCCAGCGCGCAATGAGATATTGGGAAAAGAACGGATACATTTTTGATGGGGTGATTCCCGATTCTTCGCCCGCTTGCGCAGAACCTCGTTTCGGCGAAATCATCGTCACTTTACCCGAGAGTGGTTTTTCAGATACACATCTGGCGTCGACGCGTCTTTATGTCAGCAACAAAACAGGCGAAATTTTAAAAGCAAAGATTCATATACTCCCCAAACATGCACGTAAAGAGCGTGTCTTGGAACATGAAATGGGTCATGCCCTAGGGTGGTCACATTATCGGCAGCGCTATCACATAATGCACCCAACGTGGGCCGGCGGCGGCTATGATTCCTATGGGATACGCAAAAGATAGTTGACACTTTGCGTCAACTGAGTTATAATATATCAAACATAAACTAGGAGAAACATGTTTACAAACTTATTGTTATCGCTGTGCCTTATGGGTACCGCAAACGCTAGCGACTTAAGCGCCAGCGAGACGTCTTATTCGGGCGCATCTATCTTAGAAGGAGACTGGGACGTATCGTTTGAAACCGCTACCGACATCGCTGGCAGTGAGGACCGATTTCCGTACGCCTTTTTTGAGGGGAATACGCTTTACGTGGGCAACTCGGACGTTTATGATAACACCATTGATGCCATTGTGGAATTTTTCTGGTTTCAATCGTCGATTGATAGGGGTACAGATTTTTATGTTGCCGTCATCAAGACACGGGTTACGCCGGGTCACGACTGCTACTACGCACCCTGGGATTGGGCGAGAGGAGCACAATGCAAGCTCTGGGCAGACGAGTGGAGTGATTGGGGTGAACATCCAGTTCTGAGCGTTGAGGCTATGACAGATGTAGCGCGCGAACAGGGCGCCTTTCGTTGGGACTGGTCGGTTCCATTTGAGTCATATGGCATGGATGCCTATGGGCAAGTAACATTCCAGAACGCATATGGTATCGGCTCTGACTCTGAGGGTGCCGTGATGGCACACGGAGAATATAAGATGGATGAAGAAGGCACCGAAATGCAAGCTGCCGGCAACGTACAAGTAAAAGGCTTTCACTCATCAGAATACTCGGTGCAGACACAATACGAAGTCACTCTCTATGAGTGGGACGTATTTGTTGATGGCCGTGCCGATCTAATGGCGTGGACATGTACCTGAACCTTGGAGCCAGAGAAACACAGTCAGCTTATC